TACTGACAAGTGCTAAATTGACTCAACGGCCTTTCGTAACTCTTCGGTGTCGCTTCTAGTGTAGATGTCGGCAGTAGTCGAATACTTCGAGTGACCTATGACTCGCTGTATAGATAAAGTATCTACCTTTGCCCTGCTCAATAGGGTGGCGAAAGTGTGCCTAGCCGCATGTGGCGTCAGCCCTTCAATTTCCAACCGTTCCATCATTGGGTGAAAGATAACTTTTCGGTAGCGGTTGGTCGTAACCCTTTTACTGTCTTTCGATATGAAATACTCGCCTTCTTCTTTCAACCACGACTCAATAAAAGGCTGTATTTTTGAATGGATAGGTATAACCCTGTCCTTCCCAGCATCCGTCTTGATGCCACCGGTAATAGTTTTTTCTTTCATGTCTACATCAAATTTTGTCAACGTCAACAATTCACCGATTCTCAATCCGGTATATATAAGAATAAGAACCGTCTGCACCCATTTATCCGTTGAATTGTCAAATAGCTTCTTGATGTGGGCATCCGTGAAGATGGCTTTTTCCTTTTTCTCCTGTCTGGGAATGTCAACAAATTTAGCATAGTTTTTATCGACAATATCATCTTCCATCGCTTTGTCTAATAGTATCCCAGCCAAAACTTTAACCTTTGATGTCGATGACTGACTCAAACCATTGGCCGTCATATCGTCTATGATGGCTTGTAAATGGCTTTTTTTAATTTCCCTGACTTCTGTATCGGCTATCGGTTTAAGGTGCCTCCATGCCGTCACATAGGTCTCCACGGTCTTTTTATTCATGCTTGGGTAATTCTTTGCATAATTATCGTAGATGTCTTGTAGAGTGCTTTTCAAAAGTCCGCCGATAGGTTTTTTATTGTAAGAGACTAAAGTATCTAAAGCATCTTTTCTTTTCTCAAAATATCCTAGGTTCAAGGTTTTTCTTTTTAGTCTGGGACCGTTTTCGGTTTCCACCTTTTCGTATCCTAAAGTGACCATCGCAGTCCAAGGTCTCCGCCTGTTACCGGGCAACTTGTAGACACTCCCATAACCATTTGGAAGTTTCAATTAATTCACCTTCTTCAATATTTTTAATTACTTTTCTAAAACATGTACCATCACGTCACACGGATCCGCCTCTGAAGGATTAGATTTGGATATACGCAACCCAATGATATAGGCAGAAACTTCATCATCAAACTTATTAAGTTTATCAATAAAATCATCCGGCACAAACCCAATGCATCCGTAAGATTCCATTGTTAATTTAATAGCATTGTCACTGTGGTTGCCAAAAGGATATGGACAGAACCTAAGGCCACCAAAATGATTAAAAGAAAATGAAGAAAATTTATAATTCACACCAGAATCAGACAAAAAAGCTTCTATTACCTTCCAAGTGTTGGAACCATCGTTATCTATACAGTTAAGATAAAACTTCAAAGACTTTTTTTCAGTTAAACTCATTTTTATCACCTAACCCTTTTATATTCTAACTTTTCATCCAAAAAGCCTGACACCAACAACATAAAGCCCTTTTTCAACAACGACTGTGTCTCCGTCGACCATTTTTTTGGGGCCACCCATCAGCACACTCTCGGTCTTAAAAAACTTGTTTTTGTCCATAAAATCCTTAACATCTAAAGTATCATCTTCAGGAACGTATCCTATATGTCCAATTTCATCGTGATAAATCTTTATTGCATTCTTGCTGTATTTATTATCTGGCTCTGGAACAAACTTGATAGCATCGTACCAATCAATAGGTTCAAAATAGTATACTTCATCCATAAAATCTTCAATCATCTCCTTGTTTTTTACACCCATATAAGGAGGGTTCCAATCATCAAAAGAATCTTTCACATAATCTGATAATAAGGTCTGAACGCGTTGGCCGTTCTCGTTGGTCTTCGAAATACCTGCAACCCTAAACTCAATATCCGGCTCTGGAAATTTATTAGGGATAGGACCTTTGACATTGCTAACAGCATCAGAAGATCTAATAGCCGCATTTGAGTTTGAAGTTTCTGAGTAATTTGAAACAGAACTTGAGGGGCTTTCCTTTTTTCGGAAAAGAGGCTTTAAACGGTCGCCAAGCTTATAACGAATAAAAATTAAGTTTGCCAAGAAAATAAGAAAGATCACGACAGTAAAAGCTTCGAACACAAGTAAAGTAATCAAGCCCCAAAGAACTGTAAGTGTTAACCAAAGATAATAAAAAAATTTCATTTTAAATCACTCCTTTAATAATTTAACCGATTTTTTATCTTAATTACATTAAGCGGATCAAAAGAAATTGTAAAACCACCTATAACACAAGTAACACCGTATACACATTTGTAATATTCAAGACTTTCTTGCAAAAATTTCTCAGTAACGTGTAAAAAATCGGCTAACTCGTAGCCGTCCCTGATTCCTGCGTTGTAAGCTTTAATAATGTCCTCAATCTTAACCAGTCGCCTGTATGCTCGACGTCTAGCGACACATTCCTGTTTTATGCATCCAAAATCATTTAAATTAAGAATGTTGCCACATGTTGTATAGTGGTGCTCTAACTCCTCTGCCACAGTGCAGTTTTTTTCTGATTGACTCAAATCATCTCTAATGTATATTACACTATCTCCATAAAGGCCTTTTATATTGCCCTCGAAAGGCACCTCATGAATTTCTACACCTTCCAGATCTATTTCCTCGTACATGTCTTCATGCATAAGCATCCCCCCCTTAGCTATTTCTTTTTTGATTTAAGGTAGTCCAAGAATTTTTCGATGTCACGAAGATCTTCGTCTGAGTATTCGTCTCCATCAAAGTGTGCAGCGATCGTTTCTGGGACGTAAAAATCTTTTTCTTTGTTAACACCGAGAAGATAATCCGTAGTTACATTAAAAAAAGCGGCTAATTTGACTAACTTACCATAATCGGGCGAACTATCTCCTGTTTCATATTTTCCATAAGTGCTTCTTTCTATGCCAAGTAACGAAGCAACATCTTGCTGGCTCATTTTTTTTGATGTCCTCAATGATTTCAATTTTTCTCCTAAGCTCACGGCACAAACCACCTTTCAATAAGAATATTATATGTGAAAATAATTCACAAATCAATATATGTGAAAATAATTCGCTAAAAGTATTGACACGGGACGAATCATCACTTAAGATATAAAATAAGAGAAAAAACTTCACATAAAAGAGGTGTAAAATGGATTTACGTGAAAAAAGAGAGCATAAAGGAATGACTCAATTAGGTTTAGCTCAACTTATAGGGAAAGACAGGAGTTTAATAACAAAAATAGAATGCAAGGCAACTAAACCATCAGTTGATACCGCAAAAAAAATAGCTAAAGTTTTAGGTTTTGACTGGACAGAATTTTTCAAAGAAGACAAGAACGCAAGATAAGGAGGTGAAGGAGATGGAAAAGAAAAGAATCAGCATAAAAGAAGCGGCTACAGTACTGGGAGTGAGCGAGCAATTTCTCCGGGTTTGGCTAAGAGACGAGAACCCACCTTTTGGCAAGGCGGTTAAAATGTCACCAAAGAGGTGGACGTATTACATAAACCAAAAGAGACTAGACCAATATGTAGCAGGGGAAAACGAGAGTGATGATCAGAGGGGGAAGAAGAAATGGAAGAACTAAACAAGAGAATTGACGAACTGGGGAAAAGGGTGGATGCGCTTGAAGGGCAAGTTCTGCAAAAAGAATATTATTCCGGAGTGATATCGATAAATGCAACTAAAAATGAAGAAGAAATGAGAGATGTAATTGATTCGATGATAGAAGAAATAAGAAGAGCTGGCGATGTGTAGGAGCACAAAACCAGCAACTCTTAAAAGGAATCAATTGTCAATAAAACTTGCGGCAATAACTTGATCAAAGAAAACGACTAAATTTTTGAAGTTGATTTCTTGGTTTGAATAAGTAATTAAAACAGCTTCTTTTAACAAGATACAGTCTTTGGGATATTTTGAATCATGATTTTTGGAGTACCGGCTAAAACTATCCTTGTAAATCATAGAAGTAATATCTATTTCGGAAAGAGTAGGATAATCAACAAAATTTTCATCAGAAACCTTGCCGCTGATTCTTCCAGCACTAGTGACAAACATCACTTTTAAATTATCGAAACCAGATATTGATACTTCTTTTGGAACGTTGTTATTGATTTCTTCATCGGTTTTCAACGTGGTTCTGGACATTAAATCGAGAAGATCTTCTTTGAAAGAATAATCCATATAAATCACCTCCCTTCATAGGATTGATTATACCACTTATGGAAAGGTGATTTGAAAAAAATATAAAAGTGGAGGGATTTGATGAACGAAAAAACAACAAAGACCTTAGCCAGGGCGATTTTAAGATATCTTAATGGCGACACTAAAGAGTATTTAGACTTGGCCATGAAAGTATCAGGTGATTGCACCGTATGCGGTGGGAAAATGATTAAAGCACGAAAATGCAATAAGAGTTATACCCACCGTATTTATTTATGTACAAATTGTGGGAAGGAGCTAGAAGATGGACTGGAAAAAAGAAAAACAAAACCTATGGGTTGGAGAAAAAGGATTTAATGATGGAGAAACGATAGGGCTTGAAACTATAAGGAAACTTGCAGAAATAAACGCAAGAAACAGGCGGATGATTGAAAGGTTGGCAGATGTAGAAGATTTTTTAGAAATACTAATTGAATCTGATGCAGATCAAGATTACATCAAAGGATTTAAAGCAGCAATAAACTATGTAAAGGGGCGTGAGAATGAAACATTTAAGAAAGCTGACCTTAAAGGAAAAGAAGATGGCCATATCTGCGGGACTTGACCCAAAACACATATATAGGACCGGACGAAGTGGTATTACTACATGGCTATTTGACCAAAAGAAAGATATAACACACATATTTGAAAAAGAAAAAAAGGTAGGAGAGGAGGCGTGAAATGGAGTGGGAGATTAAAGAAAGCACGCAAGAAAACTTCCTTGCGCTCGCACTTGCGATTTTTAAAACAGTGACACCGGAACAGGCACTTAATTTGATTTACGGCGATGAAAATATGGTTACAAATGACATTGCCGACTACATAGATTACTACTACAAAAAAGGATTATCGATGAAAGAAATAGAAAAAAGCACTAGCTTAAATAGGCATCACGTAAGAAAGGCAATTAAACAGATTCACGGAAAGTGGCAACCGGCAAAGAAGGGCCAAAAAAGATTCTAGGAGGAACCCATGGAAACTAAAGAACAATTTATCATAGACCATTGGAATGAGATGACAAATAATGAAATGGCCGAAAAACTAGGGATCGAATATAACAAAGTGCTGGCGATTATGACCAGATTAAGACGGCATGGAAAAATAGGAGCAAAGAAGCGTGGAGGGGAAAAAGTGAAAAAATTCAAAGTGATCTGCGAAGTTAATGGGATAACAAAAGAAATGAACGTCAAAGCATCAAATGAGACCTTGGCCAAGGAAGGCATGATAAGCAAATTGGAAAAAGAATATCCAGACTACACCGTAAATGTGATTAAAGTGCAGCAATCAGTAACGTCAAAAGAGGAAAATGAAGAAAAATCAGAAGAGAGAATAAAAAGACCAAAAGTTACAAAAGAAATACCTGTAGGGGAAATTAAAGACATAGAGGAAACTGAAAATTACCGCGGGAAACAAAGCCCGGTTGCGTGGCTTGACAGCAAAGGGACTCTGACGGTTAAGTGGTTACCTCTGACAAAAGAAGAAACATTGGAACTGATTGAATTTGTTGACAAGATCAAAGAAATCACAGTGAGGTGATAGAAGTGAACGAAATGCAAATATTCAACAATGCCGAATTTGGACAGGTCAGAATCATTAACAAGGATGGAAGTCCCTGGTTCGTGGCAAAAGATGTAGCTGAAGCGCTGGGATACGAAAGAGCAGACAATGCAGTAAGATCTCACGTTGAAGATGATGAAAAGCTGATGCACCAAATCAGTGCATTAGGTCAAAGTCGCAATATGACAATCATTAATGAGTCGGGATTGTATTCTCTTATAATGTCCAGCAAGTTAGCCTCTGCGAAGAAGTTTAAAAAGTGGGTTACAAGTGACGTCTTACCTTCCATCAGAAAACATGGCCTTTACGCAGCCGATGAACTACTGGCAAATCCGGATCTGTTTATAAAAGCCCTTGAGGAATTAAAAAGCGAAAGAGCCGCAAGGAAAGAAGCAGAGAATCTTGTCGAATACAAAAATGAAGTAATCAATGGGATCGTGGACGATATAGACATATTAACAAAAAGAAACGTCCTTAACAGAGTCGTAAAACATAAGGGGGCAGACTTTAGAGAACGATGGGCTGAACTTTACAAGGTTTTTAGGGAAACTTATAGCATAGACCTTAAAGCAAGGTGCGAGGGATATAACAAAAAGCAAATAAAGAAGAAAGACCAACTTACGACAGTGAAGTACGCTGAAAAATTCGGTCACATGGACAAGCTATACAAGATAGCAGTAAGGCTTTACGAAAGCGACATCAACAAAATACTTGATGAATTAAGAACGGAGGAACATTAAATGATTAGTTTCAACGAAGCGATAATAAGGTTGGAAAACTACAAAGCAGAATCAAATGAGGCATTAAAGGCTGAAAAAGTAGAGGGAATAAAAAAAGATCACGAAAAAGACATACAAGCATTTGATTTGGCGCTTAAATATCTTAAAGGTGTAGCAGAAGGAGCATATGAAATCATAGTATCTGAAAAAATAGGAGGTCGCAAATATGTCTAGTATATTTGAAGCTCTCAACGGAGGCCTAGGGTTTTTGATAATTGTGGTGGTAGCGGCTAAAGAATCTTATAAATTAAACAGGGCATATGTAAAAAAACACTATGGAGAGGAATACCTATAAAGAACCAGGGCAGAAAAAAACAACCCAATCGCCCGATTAAGGTTGTTTGCGAGATAAAAACCACATCTATATATTATCACGTTCTGCCCTAAAAAACAACAAAATACCGAAGAAAGCAAGGTCTTTTAGTCCTCGTAATAGGTATTATCTTTACGACCACACCAAGGAGAGAGCGAGATGTTATATAGAGAAAAAAGGATACACGCTGGGAAATATCTAGAGATAGAAATATACCCTATAAGTCCACAAGAAAGAAAGCATAGCAGAAAAAAGAAATTAAAAGAGTCTCGTAGAGAGCAGAAGAATTTGAATGATAAAAATGCTAAAAAAAAACTACGGAGATTGATAAATAATAATTTTGACAACAAGGACCTTGCCCTCCACCTGACATTTGACAATGAGCATATCCCAAAAACAGAAGAGGAGGCTAAAAAAGAGGAGGTTAATTTTTTAAGAAGGGTGAAAAGGTATAGAAAGAAGAATGGGCTTGAAGAGCTTAAATACATATCGGTGATGGAGTACGTGGAAGGCAACCTTGAAGACAAAAGAACAAAAAAGAGAGTCCACCTGCATATGATCCTTAGTGGAATGGACAGGGACGAACTAGAAAAGCTTTGGGGGAAAGGAAGGGCAAATGCAGACAGACTTCAACCTGATGAAAGTGGTTTTGAAGCGCTGGCAAGATATATCTCAAAAGACCCCAAAGGGAAAAAGAGATACTCAAGGTCAAAAAACTTAAAAGAGCCAGATATCAAAATCAATGATTTTAAATGGAGCAAAAGAAAAGTCGAAGAGATATCCAGGTGTCCAGAACACAGGGATCAATTTGAAAAACTATATCCAGGATACATATTTACAGACTGCTCTGTGCAAGTAAATGAAATCAACGCAGCGCATTATATTGAAATAAAGATGAGGGGGAGCTGACAATCAGATATATGATAATGCTGTTTATAACAATGGCCAATCTAAACAGCGCACCTATAGAGGTACCACCAGAACCGCCAAAAACATACGTGGTAGAGGCAACAGCGTACTGCACATGCAGTAAGTGCACGCCAGGAAAAGGAATAACTGCATCCGGCACAGTACCAAAAGAAAATCATACGGTAGCTGCAGACTGGAGTGTTTTCCCTAAAGGAACGAAATTGGAATATGACGGAATAGTATACACAGTAGAAGACACTGGGTCGGCAATCAAAGGCGACAAGATAGATATTTACTTTAAGACACATAAAGAAGCATTGAATTTTGGAAGAAAAGATATAGAGGTGACAGAAAGATGATAGAGGGAAAAGAATTGAAATATAATTATTTGCTACAAAGAAAAAAAGGTCGAGAGTGGGAAGACATGTGCATGGGAAATGATTTAAAGGCACTTAAAAGTTTGATACCGAAAAAATCCACCAAAAGCAACTACAGGATTGTGGAGAAAAAGAATGTATAAGTCATGCTATATTTGTGGAGAAACTTACGGTATAGAGGAACACCATGTTTACGAGGGTAGAGGACGGAGGAAGTTGAGCGACAAGTACGGTATGGTCGTTGACTTATGCAACAAACATCATAAAGGTTCGAATGACTCTGCGCACTTCAATTCAGATATCAACCTTAAACTAAAATGCATCTTTCAGGAAGTTTTTGAAGCCCAATATGACAAAGAAACCTTTATCAAAACTTTTGGCCAAGATTACATAGAAAAAGCAAAACACAGAGGAGAGGATAATCCCATGCTAAAAGATTTTGAAGATCTCTGTAGAGGAGCAAGGCAGAAAAACATATGGATACAGGAGGCTAGCGAATGAGCATTGAAAAAGAAGCAGAAGTATATAAGCTATACTGCGATGTGTGCGGAGAAAACGAAGAGTTTCCAACATTTACAGATGCAGTTAAATACAAAAAACCTAACGGGTGGGAATCAAAGCATCAAAATGATGAATGGTTTGATATATGTGAGGAGTGCTTAAATGGCTAAAACAAAAAGAAGAAAACCACAGACATTCTCTGAACCATACGTAAAAAAGATTCGAAAGAAAGAAAGGGAAAAAGCTGTAGAAGATTTCTATACAGGAATGATATGCATATATGCTATGGCCCTGCATGACACTTTTGGTTTTGGGAAAAAGAGAATAGAAAAAGTAAGCATGAGAGTAAAAGAACTATTTGAGGGATTGGAAAGCGGAGAAATATCGAGTAAAGAAGTTGAAAGAGTGGTCAAAGAAGAATTGGATTTAGAATATGAACTCAGATAACAGGAGGAAAGTATGAATAAAGTGAATTTGATAGGAAGATTAACAAAAGACATAGAGGTGCGATACACAGTCAAAGGCACGGCGGTAGCGAGCTTTACATTGGCAGTGAAAAGAAGATTTAAACAGGAAGGACAGCCGGATGCAGACTTTATAAGCTGCACAGCGTGGGGAAATCTTGGAGAGAATGCTGCAAAATATGTCGGGAAAGGAAGTCAAGTAGGTATAAACGGAAGGATACAGGTAAGCACATATGAGACCAACGAAGGCAAAAAGAGATGGGTAACCGAAGTAGTAGCGGAAGAGATTGAATTCTTAAGCTCCAAAAAGCAAGAAGGAACCAATCCGGCAAAAGATGACTACGGAATGCCCCTAGATGACTTTATGCCTATGGATGAAGAAGAGGGAGACCTTCCGTTTTGAAAGGAGAATAAAAAATGCTTATAGCAGGTTTTTGGATGATGATGGGCGGATTGATAGGTGTAAGTTGGATGTGTTTGTTTCAAATAGGTAAAAAAGATGAGCAAGTTTGACTATATGATTTTTGCAGATACAGAAGGGGGAAACGCAGAATTTGTGATGCACGGGAAAAGATTTGACAAAAACCAGTGTCTTAAAATATTTGAAAATGAAATGAAAAAGCCATTAAAAGACAAAGGATATCGAAAACCTGAAATAGAAGATGTAATAGCTCAAAGAGCAAGATTCTACGTAAAAGCCCCTAAAGGGAGTCACATAAAAACAGATAAAGGCTTTTATTCTTACTCGGGTGAAGGAAGGGGAACTTTCCCGGTATGGGTTATAGCAATAGAGGATCTAAAGATAGAGGAGGGCATAAATGACAACGTCAATACATTTTGAATACAACGAAGAAGAAAAATACTATGCTTGTGGAATGAAAGTAGATGGACAATGGATACCCAGGTGTAGCGGACTGGATAAGGACAGAGTATTTAAAAGATTTATAGAGGACTTGGAGCAGTTAGAAAGAGAAGGGAGATATAACAAATGATTGTCAATATACCGGTTGAAAAAATAGAGGGACACCCACAGAATCCCAGGAAAGACCTAGGGGATCTTACTGAATTGGCTGAAAGCATAAAGCAAAACGGAATACTGCAAAACTTAACAGTAGTGCCATGGTTTTCAGAGATTACAGGAGTAGGTGCAGATGATCCGGTACAGCAAGAAAGATTAGGTTACATAGTGGTTATTGGCCACAGGAGACTAGCGGCGGCAAAACTTGCAGGACTGAAAGATGTACCTTGTATCATATCTGACATGGATAAAAAGAAACAGCTAGGAACGATGCTTACAGAAAATATGCAAAGAAGTGATTTGACAGTATACGAACAAGCCCAAGGCTTCCAGATGATGCTTGATATAGGAGAGAAAATTGAAGATATCACAGAAAAGACTGGATTTTCGAAAAGCACTGTACGAAGAAGAGTAAAGCTGTTAGAACTAGATCAAAAAAAGTTTAAAGAATCAGTAAAGCGTGGCGCCACTTTAATGGACTATGCAGAGATTGAAAAAATAAAAGATATTGAAAAAAGAAATGAAGTTTTAGAGAAAGTAGGGACATCAAACTTTCAATGGGAACTTAAAAGAGCACTAGATGCGGAGCAGAGAGAAAAACAACTAGAAAGCATAGCAAAGGAATTAGATCAGTTTGCCCAAAGAGTAGAGGAAATAGGATCTAATTTTAAAAAAGTAGGAGGTTATTTTTATGATTACAAAGGGGGAATTGAAAAACCCAAAAACAAGAATAAGTATTTTTATATACATAGAGGCTATAGCGTAGATATATACGAAGAAGACCCAGATTACTTTAAAAAATTAGAAGAAGAACAAACTGAAAATGAAAAAGAAAGAGAAAAAACAAAAGAAAGATGTAAAGAATTAAGAGAACTCCATAATCAGGCAAGATATTTAAGAAAACAATTTATATTTAAAGTGTCGAATACAGATGCAAAAAACAACATGGGAATAATAGTTGAAAAAATGATATCAAACATGTGGAGAAAATATTATGTAAGCCTTGATGACGAAGACATAATTGAAATATTTGAGCTTCATAACAAACAAGATGAAATCGAATTTGAAATGTTTAAAGAAAAACTGAGGCAACAACCGGAAAAAACAATCTTACTAACAACCTACAAGCAATTAGACGGAGAAAGAGAAGAATATTGGTATTATGAAGGAAAATACAAAGAGAACACAAGTCTCGACCAAGCATATGAGCTGCTTGAAGCCCTTGGATATCAAATATCAGACGAAGAGATAGCAATGAAAAACGGAACTCACGCAGCATATAAAAAGGAATAGAGGTGCAAAAATGCAATATATTATTTACGGAAAAGCAAAAAACAAAGAAGATGATATAAACATACACTGCCACGACTTAGACGATATGCTGACATATCGTGATGAGATGATTAAACAGGGATATAGCTGTAAAGTTGAGGAGGATGAAAGATGAGCGCAAAATCAAAATCAAGAGGTCATAACATAGAGTTTGACACTAAAGACAAATAGCATATGTTTATGCACACCATCTAGGAGAGATATACCTATCTGATAAATTGATACCAGGAGAAGATCTGTATTGTGAAATATGCGTTGATTCAGATGTTTATCTAGGCAAAGTGAAAAATAAAAGAGAATTAAGAAACTTGATAGAAAGACAAAGAAAGTACACGAAAGAATATACAGAGAAAATAGTAAAAAGTTCAGAATTAGAAGGGGATTGATTACAGATGCTTAGATGCGAAACAGCAATAGGCGACTTCTGCGAAGTAAATGGAAAACCATGCGACAGGTCAAGCTGTGAGGACTGCGATCTAATTTATATCGAGGACGGGAGCGGAGATTGATAATGAGGAAAGAAACCTATGAAAAAGCATTTATTCTTTGGGGAGAACACAAACAATTAGCAGTGGCCATAGAGGAGCTAGCAGAGTTACAAAAAGAAATTTGCAAACATATAAGAAATAGATTCTCAAACATAGAAAAAATTGCAGAAGAAACTGCAGATGCAAAGATAATGATTGAACAGATAGAGTGGTTCTTTAACATAAAAAATGAAGTGGAAAAAATAAAAGAAAAAAAGTTAGAAAGGCTACAAAACAGAATTCTTGCAAAGGAGATAGAAGATGCTAAAAGATAAGATAGTGGATGCAGAAGATAAATTAAGAAAAGCATGTCTTGTTGGAGGATTAAAGGATACCTTTTATGCAGGTGGATATCCACTGATGATAGAGCTAAGTCATGCAGAAGAAGAACCGGATCAGGTCAAGATGCCGATTGTAAGTAAAGAGATCGACCCTTATATGAAAATAAAACTGATATTCAAAGATGATCTAAAAATACAAACAGAAGGGGATATAACTATAGACGATGATGTCTTGAGCAAAATCAAAAGATGTGCCAAAAACCTGCACTATCTCTACCTGCAGTTTTATCACCAGGAAGCCATGTTTAAACGGTTTAAATATGCCAATGTAGAAACAGGTGAAGTTGTTGAAAAAGAGACAGAAGATAATACCAAATGAAAAAACTCAAAGGCTTATCTGTGAATATCAAGAAAAAAACGGAAAGTGTGTAATAATTAAAAACCAGTGCAAAGAAGCTGAAAAGTGCAAGTATAAAATTGACAAGAGGTGAAGCATGAAAATATACCTAGCGGGGAAAATAAGCGGAGACAACAATTACAGAGAGAAATTCAAAGCGGCAGCCAAAAAAATAAAAGAACAAGGATTTACTGTCATGAACCCGGCAGTTATGCCAGATGGTTTTGAGTATGAAGAGTACATGAAAATATGCTTTGCTATGATAGACATATGCCAAGCAGTGTGTCTACTCCCCGATTGGAGGGAATCTCCAGGGGCAATAAGGGAAAAAGAGAAAGCTAAAAGAAGTAATAAACACATATTTTATCTGCACGAAAAAAATGGAGAATATGAGATGAGAACAAAACCACAAGGGGGATATTAATGATTGAGCGCAGAAATTTTAAGAAACTAGAGTACCACCTTTTCAACTATCATGAAATACTCAACGAGATAAACGACTTAAGAAATGACATCATAGAGGCATCACCAAAACCACCAGACGGGATGCCAAAAGGAAACAACATATCAGACCCGACGGGTTCAAAGGCGATAAGTCTTGAAAGAGTAGAGGGAGATATAAAGTGGTTAACAGCTATAGAGGAACTTGTAGAGGTATATAAGAAGACAAACAAGCATAATCTTTTAAACTTAATACGACTGCATTACTTTGAAAAGAAGAATCGCATAGAGGTACTGAGGGGGCTGTGCTGCGAAAGATCCACATTCTACGAATGGCGAAAAAAGATAGTGACAGACCTAGCATTAAAGGCTGCATGCAAGGGGCTAGTAAAATTTTAAAAAGTCCAGGACTTTTTGTATATAAAAACGTGGTATGATGATAATGTAAAAAAGTATAAATAAATTTGTAGAGAGGCTCCTCGATGAGCAAAAGAAAACAGATCTTATAATTAGGGGTCTGTTTTTTTTATTAGTTAAAAAGGTCGTGACGATATGCAACATTATAAAGATAAATGCAAAGGTTGCCTATGGCTGAAAATGTGCGATGAAGGACACTTTGTCTGCTTTTGGTCTAAGTGCCATAAAGAGGTTGGCAGGTCACTGCCAAAGGAAACAAAACAGATTAAGAGAGATGAGGGTAATGGCAAGAAACGCTAGAGAACTTACAGTAACGGTAAAGGTTAAGAAAACAATATATGGCAAAGTTATTCTTGGTTCCATACCATTATTTGCAAGATTTAAACTTATAACAAAAGAAACAGCTCAGGATATAATAAACGGAAAAATGAACAGGTTATTTAAAATAAGGATCAATCGTGGAAAATATAAAAAGCTAGAACTGAATAGAGAAATTGAATCAGCATAACACATAATAAAGAAGTGATGATATGTACAAAGACTCACGCTGGATAAAGAAAAGAGAAGTGATTCTGAGAATGGATAAGTATCTATGCAGGGAATGCAGTAGGTACGGGAAAAGAAAGCAAGCCAATACAGTTCACCACGTTATACCAGTTCAAGAAAGACCAGATCTTAAATATGAAAATGAAAATCTATTGTCATTATGCGATAAATGTCACAACAAAATGCATGACAGAGTGACAAACAAATTAACACAAACAGGGCTTTATTGGGTTAGAAAACTAATATCCCCCCCACCTTCCAGCATTTAAAACAATGCTTAAAGGACCGGCGAGGAAAACCTTTTCCAATAGAGCGAACCTGTGAAAAATTTTTTTTGGAGGTGATTTGGAAATGTCTGGGAAACGCATTACTAAAGAAGCAATTAAGCGAAAAACGATAGCAGACATGAAAAAGCTAGGTATTTTTAAACCCGAATATACCCCCTTAGTTGACATTTTTGCAGAACTAAATGAGCAATATGAACGGATCACCAAAGAATACAAAGATAGCGGTTATAAATTCCAAGAAGAGACACTCCAAGGTGGTGCAAAGAAGTCTCCGATTGTTGCCACGCTGGAAGTGTTAAGAAAAGATATTCTAGCCTATTCAGACAGGCTTTGTTTAAATCCTAAATCATTAGAAACTGTGACCATTGAGAAGAAAGGCAATTCAAGATTGGCATCTGTGCTTGAAAAGTTAGAATGAAACACAAAAACAAAAGCACAGTAATGAAGTATGCAAACGACATAATAAGCGGGAAAAAGGTTGCTTGCAAAGAATTGATTCAGGCAGCACAACGGTTTCTAGATGATTTAGAAAATAAAGAGTATGACTTCAATCCCAAAGATGCAGAGTTTGTTATTCAGATAATTGAAAAAACCTTTGTTCATGATCAGGGAGAAAAACTAGATGGAACACCAATTGCCGGGACTCCATTCCTTCTTGAACCATGGCAAAAGTTTGTAATATATAATACATTAGGATTTTACCTAAAAAAAACAAAGATAAGACGATTCAAAGAAGTATTTATATTCATCCCTAGAAAAAATGCAAAGACAAGATTTGTTGCTGCTTTATCCTGGGCATTGGGACTGCTTGAAAGATTATCGGGTTCAAAAGTTTATATAGTTGGTGCAGCTCTTGAACAATCATTGCAATCTTTTAAATTCATCTTATACAACCTGGACAAAATGGGAGAAAGAGAAAGCTTCAGAGTTTTAGACAACAACCAGGAACATTCAATTAGTGGTGACTTTGGACAAGGGAGTTTATATATAAAAGCATTGGCGGCTAATCCAGACAGACAGGATTCACTAAACTGTAACATAGGGATAGCAGATGAGTTACATGCTTATAAAAGTCCTAAGCAATACAACATCATCAAAGAAGCAATGAAAGCATACACAAATAAATTGATGATTGGGATAACAACCGCTGGAGATAACATGAATACATTCTGTTATCGAAGGCTTGAATACTGTAAAAAGATACTTGATAAGACCATCAAAGATGAGTCTTATTTTGTTTTTATATGCAAAGCTGACCAGGATGAGAATGGGGATGTTGATTATACAAACCCTATTGAGCATGAGAAAGCAAACCCTAACTATGGAATTTCAATAAGACCATGGGATATGAACAACGATGCAATGCAAGCTCAAAACGATCCACAACAAAGAAAAGACTTCCTGGCAAAATCGTTGAATGTTTATACTGCAGCGATGAAAGCATACTTCAATGTTGATGAATTCAGATTATCGGACAGTAAATACAATTGGACCATATCAGAACTAATCAAGCTTCCGATTCAATGGTTTGGTGGTGCGGATTTATCTAAACTTCACGACTTAACAGCAGCTGCATTGTATGGGACATATAAAGATGTTGACATAATCATTTCACATGCATGGTTCCCGATTGTAGCTGCACATCTTAAAGCTGAAGAAGATGGAATTCCTCTTTTTGGCTGGCTAGATGATGGATGGCTAACCATGTGCAACCATCCAGTAGTCAATCATGCAGATGTAGTGAATTGGTTTGTAGGGAAAAAGAAAGATGGTTTCAAAATTAAAGAGGTAGGGCATGATAGAAAGTTCTGCAGGGAATACTTCATAGGGATGAAGGGTGCAGGATTCAAGATAAAAGACCAACCTCAATATTTTTACAAAAAATCAGAAGGTTTCAGGAGGATTGAAGCTAAGGCAAAAGAAGGAAAGCTCTATTACCTACATTCAGAAGCCTTTGAATACTGTCTCCAAAACGTTAAAGCAATAGAAAAGACAGATGACATGATTCAGTATGAAAAAATAACACCAGAAAGCCGAGTAGATATATTCGATGCTTCAGTATTTGCCTGCGTTAGAATGCTTGAAAACTTAGAGAAAGCTTCAAGCTTGAAACAATACTTAGGAGAGTGATTATATGAGCTTTATGGATCTATTTAGAAGAGCCAGAGCAGAGCCAAAAGAGAAAAGGGATGCATTAGCAATATTTTTAACCTCGGATGACTATAGTTCTTGGGTAGCGGAAGGTTACACTAGGCTATCAGATAACCCGGAAGTCAAAACAGCGGTTCACAAGATAGCTGAATTGATTTCAACTATGACAATACACTTGATGCAGGACACTGAGGATGGTGCAAAAAGGATAAAGAATGAGTTGTCCAGGAAAATAGACATCAAACCTTATAAATACATGACAAGAAAGAACTGGATGTATAACATTGTTTACACGATGCTACTCGCTGGTGATGGAAACGCAATTGTTTATCCTGAAATAGAGGGTGGATTAATAAAGGGACTGAAACCATTAGAACCTGAGAAGATATCGATTCAAGCATCGGTAGATGAATATAAGATTATATACAACCAGGTCAGAACATATGCATATGATGAGGTGCTGCACTTTATGATCAACCCGGACCCGAATAAGCCATATAAGGGAACCGGATACAAAGTTGTTTTAAGTGATCTGACAACCAACCTAAAGCAAGCATCAACCACTAAAAAGAATTTCATGACTTCGAAGTGGCGGCCACCTTTAATAATTTCAGTAGATGGTCTTATAGATGATATGACTTATGAAGATGGCAGAGACAAAATTCTAAGCAAATATGTATCCTCGGTTGATGAAGGAAAACCTTGGGTTATTCCAAATGACATGATAAAGGTTGAGCAAGTAAAACCACTCAGTTTAAGTGATTTAGCAATAAATGAAACAGTACAACTTGATAAAAAAACAGTAGCAGGAATCTTAGGAGTGCCTGCTTTTTTATTGGGAGTGGGAGATTTCAATAAAGATGAGTACAATACATTCATCAATTCCACAATACTTACTATTGCTAAGGGGATAGAACAAGAACTGACTGGAAAACTTCTTTATTCACCTGATTTGTACTTCAAATTGAATCCAAGGTCACTATATTCATACGACCTTAAGGAGCTGGCGGATGTTGGTGGAAGCTTATATGTTAGAGGTGTAATGCTTGGTAATGAAGTCAGAGACTGGATAGGGTTGACACCACTTGAGGGACTGTCTGAAAGGGTTATTCTAGAAAACTACATACCTGCAGGCATGATTGGTGATCAAAAGAAATTAGTTCAAGGAGGTGAAGAGAATTGAAAAACAGAAGGTTTAAAACCATATCAAGTGAATTTAGGGCAGAGGAAACCGATGGAGATCTTTTCATTGAGGGATATTTCTCTGTGTTCAACAAAGAAACTGAGCTTTGGCCAGGTGCGTTTGAATCAGTATCACCAAATGCTTTTAATGAGACACTTTCCAATGATATCAGAGCACTGACTAATCATGACACCAGGTTGGTTCTTGGGAGAAACAAATCAGGCACGCTGGAACTTAAAACAGACGGTAGAGGATTATGGGGAAGAATAAAAATAAATTCAAAAGATGTTGATGCATTGAACCTTTATGAGAGAGTCAAGAGGGGTGATGTTGATCAGTGTTCTTTTGGGTTTAACATATTAGAGGAATCCACAGATTTCAGAGAAGATGGAACTATTAAATGGACATTAGAAAGAATTGATCTACATGAAGTTTCTGTATGCACATTCCCAGCTTATGATGATACCAGTGTTCAAGCAAGGGAGAAAGACCTAGAGAAACTGACAGATAAAAAAAGAGAAGCAAAGAAACATGAATTGAAAGTGAGGTTGAAAAAATGGCATTAAGACAATTAATTTTAAACAAGAAGCTTGAGAAGAAACGTTCTGAACTTCAGGAGTTGATTCAAAAAGATACTGAGATTCAAGAAAGAAGTACTCAAGCCGAAGCAGCACTGGAAGAAGCTCGGACAGATGAAGAAATAAAAGCTGTAGAGGATGAGATTGCAGAAGTTGAAAGAATGCAAGAAGAGAACGATGGAGCAAAATCAAAACTAGAAACAGAGATGCAAGAGATTGAAGATGAGCTAGAGGAACTTAAAAGAAATGAACCACCAAAGCCTAATGAATCTGGCGAAAGAAGCAAGGCACAAACAATTGAATTTGATGGAAAGAGAGGTAATACAGGCATGTTAAAAAGAGGATTCTTCAAAGAAATGAATTTAGAATCAAGAGATGCATTTATGCAAAGAGAAGAAGTAAAAGAGTTTTTAGTTAGGGCAAGAAATTTGATAGGTCAAAAAAGAGCAGTTACAGGTGGAGATTTAGTCATACCGGATGTAATGCTTGAACTATTGAGAGACAATTTACACAGGTATTCAAAACTGCTTAAATATTTCACAGTGAAGTCTTTAAAAGGAACTTCTAGACAAAACGTAACAGGTGCGATACCAGAAGGTATTTGGACTGAAGCAGTTGGATCATTAAATGAATTAGCATTAAGCTTTAGCCAAATAGAGCTTGATGGATATAAAGTAGGTGGATTTGTACCAGTTGCAAATTCTATCTTGGAAGATTCAGACGTTAATCTTGCAAGTGAAATATTAGATGTACTTGGACAAGCCATAGGTTATGCAGTAGATAAAGCTGGACTATTCGGAACTGGAACAAAAATGCCAGTTGGTATTGCTACTAGACTAGCTGAAACTGCGGAACCTGCATATTGGGGAACTAATCAGGCAGCATGGACAGACCTACATATTTCAAACATAGTGAAGTTTGACGGAGCATCTTTGACTGGTGCAGCATTCTTTAAGGCATTGATCCTTAAATGTGCAGTAGCAAAAGCAAACTATTCAAGTGGAGTTAAGTTCTGGGCAATGAACTCTACTACTTATGCTACTATAATGGCTAATGCAATAGAATTTAATGCAGCAGGAGCATTGGTTTCAGCAGTAAATAATCAAATGCCAGTAATCGGTGGAGATATTGTTATTCTAGACTTCATATCTGACAATGATATCATTGGTGGGTTTGGGTCATTATACCTATTGGCAGAAAGAGCGGGAGCACAACTTGCTGCATCTGAGCATGTTAAGTTCACTGAAGATCAAACAGTATTCAAAGGCACTGCTAGATATGATGGGAAACCAGTATTCGGAGAAGGCTTTGTTGCAATTAATATAGCCAATGCTGCGGTAACAACAACCAAGAACTTTGCTGCGGATACAGTAAACCCCTAGATGCGGCCCTATCTTCGCTGGCGATAGGGTCGCTTGAACTGACACCATCATTTGATCAGTCAGTTTACAGCTATACAGCACCTACAACCAACGCTACAAATACAATAACAGCTGTAGTAGCTAAAGTGGGAGCTGTAATCTCTATTCTTGTAAATGATGTTGCCCATACAAATGGTCAGGCAGCTACATGGAATGAAGGAGAAAATACAGTTGCAATTACTGTAACTTATGGAACTACAGTTAAGACTTACACAGTTGTTGTTACTAAATCATGATAGGTTGTGATTTGAATGGATGCTGTAACAATATTACCATTCCTAAAAAGTAGAATGGGTCTTACGAGTTCAGCAAGAGATGAGTACTTAACAAAACGAATAGAAGCGACTCTTGATGAGTTGGAAAATGAGAAGGGGCTTTCACTTGATAGTGAGAGTCCTAATCATTTGATGTTTGTAGTAGATTATACAGAGTGGCAATATAAGACAGTTGGGAAACAAGAAGGAATGCCTAGACACCTTCAACTTAGATTACACAATTTGATGATACGCTCTAATGCAGATACTGAGGTGTAATCATGCTAATGGATAAAGAGATAACCTTAATCCCTTATACAGTTACCAAAGATGACTTAGAGCAGGATATAGAGACACCAGGTAATCCTATAAGTGTTTTTGGTGGAGTCAAAGACATATCACAAACAGAATTCTATAAAGCTGCACAATCTGAGTACAAGCCATCTATCAAGATAGTTCTGTGGATCTATGACTACAACCAGGAAAAAGAATTTCAATATGATGGCAATACCTACAGAGTCTTGAGGAAGTACAGACCAGAAGATAGTGAATTTATTGAACTTACTGGTGAAGAAGTAACTGGATAGAGGTGATTAAGTTGGGCAGACCTAGAAAGCATGCCCGGGTCGGTGTGGAGAAAGTAGCCTTGGAGATAATCAATGCAATAAATGATTATACAGAAGAAGTTAGAGAAGCAGCTCAAGAAGCACTGGATAGAAACGCTAAAGAGATGCTTAGAGAACTTAAATCAACAGCACCTAAAGACCAGGGTGACTACATGAAAAGCTTTAGACTTAAAAAAGTAAATAAGCATAGACTTGTTACAAGGTTGGTTCACAACAAAGACCACTATAGACTTACTCACCTTCTTGAAAAAGGACATGCTAAGGTTAATGGTGGAAGAACAAAGGCTATTCCACACTTTAAGCCGGTTGAAAAGAAATATGTAAAAAAATTAGAAGATGAAGTTGAAGAAATCATCAAGAATGGAGGAGCATTATGACATTGGCAGAGCTTAAAACGAAGCTAAAAGATATCGGTTATCCGGTGAGTTATAGTCATTTCAAAGAGAAACAGACTCCACCATTTATAGTCTATTTGTTCGTTGATGATGATGACTTCAAAGCAGACAACATAAATTATGCTTCAATATCAAATGTGGATATAGAACTTTATACAAGCATCAAAGATGAAGCAGCAGAAAAGAAAATAGAGGACCTGCTAAGAGCAAACGATATAGCATTCCTAAAAAACGAGACTTGGATTGATGAAGAAAAAATATTCCAGATCACATATTCAATACAAATTATTTAACAGGAGGTTGAAAAATGAGCAGGAACAAAGTTAAATATGGTTTCAAAAACGTTCATGTTGCATTTATGAACGATGATACAGTACCTTCATATGATGCTCCTATAGCTGTACCAGGAGCAGTAAGTTTTGCACCTGGTCCTGAGGGCGATAAAACAACTTTTTACGCAGACGACACTAAATATTTTATCATCACGAGCAACAACGGCTATGCGGGCGATTTGGTTATGGCAAACGTGCCGGATGATATTCTGGCAGAAATGTTTGGATGGGAAATTGACAACAATGGCATGCTGGTAGAGGTATCAGATGCACAGCCTAAGTCTTTTGCTCTGATGGGCGAAGTTAAGGGCGATAAAAAAAGCAGAAGGTTTGTGTACTACAACTGCCAAGCATCAAGACCGACAAACGAAAAGAACACCAAGGGCGAGAGTGTAGAGCCTACTACAGACACTATGACTATGGATGTTTCCCCTATCGTAATAGGAGGAAAAAGCATCGTCAAGGGAGACTTGGAACTGTCCGACACAAACGCGACAGCATTTAACGAGTTCTTTGATGCTGTTTTGCTTCCGGAGTTTGGAACTATCTCCATCACTGCCCAACCCCAAAACGTATCAGTTACAGCTGGGGCCATCACTGAATATTTAAGTGTTGTAGCTACTCATAGCACTGGCGGTGAACTAGGATATCAGTGGTATCAGAATGACCCAAGCGTACCAGGTGGGTCTGTAGCTATAACTGGGGCGACAAGTGATGAGTTTGCGATACCTTCCACATTGACTGCAGGCGTTTACTACTATTACGTAGCTGTATCGGCAAACGGTGCTCCCTCAGTGACCTCTGACGTTGCAACCGTCACTGTTTCGTAGGTGGCAAAATGAAAACAATGAAAATCGGGAATAGAGAAATGAACATCGAGGGGTCAGCATTGACCCCGTTTTTTTATAAAAAAGAATTTAAACAGTCAATGAGTGGAGATCTTGTTAAGATGCAGGACATTGGCGATGACTTATCTAAACTTGACGATGTAAACATTTTGCAGATGGCATGGGCCTTGGAAAAGACGGCCCTTGTTGATACAGGTAAATCAATAAAAGGCTTTGAGTCTTGGCTGAAAGACCTTGGAAAAGTGGACATAACAGAATTCGCATCGGAAGTCATGGAGGAAGTCATGGATGCCACATTTCACGACACCATCAGAGAAGGAGCCGAAGAAGGAAGTTGACGAGGATTTCAACTTTGAATTAAGCGTAATCTTGATGGCGAAAAAAGTGGGACTGACGTTTTCAGAGCTAAAAAATTTCAGCATGCAAGAGTTTATAGATTTTGTAGACATGTGGGTAGGCGATGACGATAAAGAAAAAGAAGCTAGTCAAGAAGACATAGACTACTTCTACAGCCATATGTAAGGTGGTGAAAATTTGGCGAACATAAAAGGAATAACCATTGAATTGGGGATGGAAACCAAGGGGCTTGACAAAGCTTTAGCTGATGTCAACAAGCAATCCAGGGACATAGCAAAAGAGCTGCGAGAAGTGGAAAAAGGGTTGAAGTTTAACCCGAAAGACACTACTCTTTTAGCACAAAAACAAAAGCTCCTTGGAGATCAGGTTGCAACAACAAAAGAAAAACTCGACAAGTTAAAAGCCGCGGAAAAACAAGTGCAGGAACAGTTTCAACGGGGCGAAATCTCCGAAGAGCAGTATAGGTCTTTTCAGCGGGAAATAGTAGAGACAGAATCCAAATTAAAACATTACGAAAAGCAGCTCAAAGAAGTCACGACTGCCAAGAGCAGGTTCGGGCAGCGGATGGACGAACTATCAAGAAAAATGGATAGTGCAGGCAAGAAAATGCAGAATGTGGGCGGCAAGCTATCAAAAACTCTGACAGCTCCAATACTGGGCGCTGTGGGTGCTGTGGTAGGTCTTACAAAAAAGACCGGAGAATATGCAGACAGGTTGTTGGATTTAAGCGCGATCACTGGCATGTCTACCGACTCAATCCAAGAATGGCAACATGTAGCGAGAGTGGCAGGAGTAGACACAGAGACCATGACAAGTGCTGTAGAGGGACTCGTTAGAAAACTTCCCCAACTTGAAGCAGAAGGCGGTAGAGCAACAGAATCCCTCAGCAAGCTTGGATTGTCATACGATGACCTTAATAAGATGTCCCCTGATCAACAGGTGGACACATTAATGAAAAGATTATCAGAAATAGAAGATCCCCTCGAAAGAAATGCGATTGGAGCACAGTTATTCGGCGGAGCATGGAAAGACATTGCGCCGATCTTAGACATGGGTGCGGATGGAATCAGCGCTGCAAAGGATGAAGCGCATGAGCTTGGCACCGTCTTAGGGGAAGACGCATTAAACGATGCTAACAACTTCAGGGTCGAGATGGATAAGTTAAAAGGAGTAGTTGGCGCCGCAGCTATGAAGATAGGGGCAGACTTTGCGCCGCTTCTGAGCAATACCTTAGGACCGTTAATAAAAGACACTATAGTGCCCGCGCTCCAAGACTTTATAGAAAAAATACGTGGGGTTATAGAGTGGTTTCAAGGACTAAGCCCAAAAACACAGGAAAACATAGCCAAACTGGTAGGGCTTGTGGCGGCTATAGGACCATTACTTGTGATATTTGGCAAAGTATCAAGCTTTGTTGGTACTAAACTTGTTCCGGGATTTAAACTTGTAGGGCTAGCTATAGGAGGTATATCTGCACCGATAGCGATAGCAATAGGCGCAGTGGCGGCAATCATAGCGGTTGGAGTTTTGCTTTATAGGAATTGGGACACGATAAAAGAAAAAGCATCTCAACTCTGGTCAAAAATAAAATCGGTTTTTGCAGGCATACGAGATGCGATATCAGCACCTATCAATAAAGCTAGGGATACAGTAAGAGGTGCGATTGATAGTATAAAAAGCGCATTTAACTTTAAATTCAAATGGCCAAAGCTGCCGATGCCTAAATTTGCAATATCAGGCAGTATGAATCCTGTCAGATGGATAAAAGATGGTGTGCCTAAGCTATCGGTAAAGTGGAATGCCAAAGGAGCTATTTTTACCAAGCCACACATATTTGGGAATCAAGGCGTAGGAGAAGCCGGACCGGAAGCGGTACTGCCGATAAGCAAGCTTGCCGGTATGATTGTAGATGTCATGAAGAAGTTGGAGCTAAGGAACAATACTCAGCAGCTGGCCTTTGCAGATGTAAATTATAACCACACTGGAGTAATCCGAGTAGAAGGCATCAACAACAAAGGGCAAATGACGGACGTTGTCAATATAGTCATGGATCAACTACGGAGGGAGGTTCGCAAGTGATACAACTTTCAAGCATTGCAAATGAAAAGTTATCAGAAGGCATCAGGAACCTTTCGCCGGAGCTGTACGATACGATCACAATCGAGAACAAACTGATTGACGGAACGACTCACATTCAAATTATCGGGGAGCCGGCAAAGTATCTGACCTTTGAAGTGCTGGCGAACCACAACCAAACAAGCGACATCAACGAAGCGCAATCAACCGGGGAGAAACTGAAACTGACAGTGTACGACGTATATTATATTGGGTTCATCAGCAAACCGGCATGGGAGAGATTCAGTTCAAGAAATCCAAATCCGACAAAACGATTTTATGTATCTGAAGTCAGGATAGATGTCACAGAGGAGGGGTCGACATGAGAAGTGTGGACCCTTCTCTTTTAACTAAACTGGGATCACAGGAGCAGACCATATCGAACAGCGCAGATCCTAAAATGTTTGTGGCTGTTGCAAGGGCGAGGAACACGGTAGTAGACAGTACCTATTGGACCGTTGAAACGATCCGTGAGGGCGTAAGCCTTGGGGACGTGTCAGTGGCAGCAAGAAGATTCAAAGTCACTGGTCCACCAAACCGAATTTATGAGATCCATGTAGACGGTGGAGTCGTTGGGACTTCCATCAGGGAGTACCCGGACAAACTAAAAGACGGATTCATTGATCAATTTTCATTGGGTAGCGGTTCTGCGGTTGCGATCGCTTTTGATGGCAGGTGGGAGCGACACCGGGAAAGCATGAGACTCATAACAGAAGAAGAACCATGGATCGCATGGGTGGATTCTTCAGGCGTACTGTGGACCCAGTTGTGGGACGATGCGACTACAAAGTTACAACTGGACACCAGCGTTGCAAAGGTCAGAGCACTTCGAGCATGGAAGAATATCAACTACGCTGACAGGGACCAGGGCATCGTTGTAGGTTATATCAAGACGGACGGTTCATTGTGGTATAGGAACTATTGCCAGCAAGCGGATACTACATATATTTGGGAGAGCGCAAAAGAAGTCACAGACTTTACTGGGACATCGGCGGTCAACTTGAACCTATTTATCACGAACGACTATCGAATGGGTTTTGCTGTTGAGGATAACCTGGGGCAGATCCATTGGCTTATCACGGATCGCAACTGGTCAGGTATGGCAATCATGCCGGATATCATAGCAACATCCTTGACGGACTTGTCAGTCGATTTGATACCGGTCGCTTATAAAGACGGTTACGACAACGAAATCATAGCCGGGTCCATAACAGACCTTATCATGGACTTGTACTGGGCAGGAGAAACATTGCCAGTCAAAGCCGAGAACATAGCAACAACAGACACGGTGACAGCCGAAGCGGTTGGAACAGGGGACGGTTCAGAGACAGTCTTTTCGTTGTTGCATGAACCATTGACGCAGACCATCTATGTGGATGCTGTCGAGGTGACAAACTACACGGTAAACGGAGAAGACATCACCTTTGCCGCGGCGCCGACTGGGGCAATCACGGCCGACTACACTTGGGCGAACTGGGGAAAACGAATCAAGATCACTATGGATCACGGAGTCACGGATGTCACAGGCACTCATTCAGCTTTTGCCGTAGAGGATTCAGCATCGACACCGTTCTATCCGACAGCAATCGCAGATGGAGAAGCCGGAGCAAATACACCGTCCACCTTTGACGGTTCGGACGAGTTTATACTGACCGTTGGAGATTTTAACAATGCAACGAACCCGTTGACCGTTACATTTACGACACCAGGACCTAAAGGAGAAGCAGGGCAGGCAATAGCTTCTTTTGAAATTGAATTTACAGCTACAAATCTGAAGCCAATTGCAGTTGACCCACCGGAAGTGGAGGCGATTTGGAATGAGTAAAGCGGAAGGAAAAAATATAGCGATAAAGTTTACAGAACCTTTGGTCGGGGCAGAAGCGACAGAGCATTTTAGAGCAGGAGAATCATACTTGCCGGTCGGAACCGTAACAGCAAGTAGCCAATATTCAAGCTATGCGCCAACAAGAGCCTTCGATGGAAGCGCTTCATACTATTGGCGAGCGTCCACATATCCATGCTGGATTCAAATCGAACTTGCCGAAGCAGTTGCGATTGCCGGTTTTAGGTGGGACACGCAAACAACAAGTTACAGACCTAAAGATTTTACAGTACAAGGAAGCAATAATGGAACGGATTGGACCACAATTTATAGTGGGCAAAGTCCGGCTGAATATTACTGGAAAGAATTTACTTGGGATATAACAAACGATGCTTACAAGTTTTACAGGTGGGACATTTCAACGCTGTGGAGTTCAAGAATTCAATTGTACGGAATTGAACTTTTTGCAGTTGAGTCTTACTTTACAAACGGAAATGAAACAGCCTTTGAAGTCAAGGGCAATGTGCCGGATTATGTCGAATTTCCAAGTGAAGAACTTGGGCCATTGACCGAAAAGATATTTATAGTTGATAACGTGATTCCGCATCCAACAGAATCAAGTACGATTTTATTGACAATGAAAGACGTGAATGAATTTAAAAACGTAGACGGGAATTTGTCAGTTTCCTATAATGCATCACTTGGAGACTTGGCAGGACTTGGTGGAGCGGTATCAAGTTTCACAGAAGTGTTCACGCCAACTAATTTAGTAAGGATACCAAATCCGTTTACAGCAGAAACTTTGGATGTCAGTGTAACCGATTTGGATATTGATTTGATTCAAATTTACTACAAAGATGGCTATAAAGCAGAAACGATTGATGTTAGTATAACGGATTTTAGTGTCGATTTAATAAATATCGGAGACTTAGACCCATAAAACAAGGAGGTTAAAAAATGTCAAGAATGAATATAAAAGCCGGCGCAAAACTACACAACAAACACCATTTAATTTTGACGGATGCGAAAACAGGAAAAATCAAGCAAGAAGGTTGGGCTTACAACGCGATTTTAAACCAAGGTTTCACAAGGCTGATTGGAACGCACTTTAAAAAAGTATCGGCCCAATATAGAACAGTATATGGTGAAGTGTTCGGGAAAGGGGGCTGGGCCGGTGTCACGTTTGTCGGCAGCGGGACAGCAGCAGTATCAATAACCGATACGCAGCTTGGTGGATACTTAGACCGGAAAGAGAATTCGATGCATGATGCCGGAGAAGACATATCGAGTTTAACCGCTTACCATACAAGGGTGGCCGTTTGGGACGAAACTATGCTACAAAACACCGCAATAACTGAGGTGGGTTTAGGAATTGACAATCAAACAACGGGATTGGCCACACGGGCATTAATTAAAGATTCCGAAGGTAATCAAATCACAATAAATAAAGGAACAACAGATGTTCTGACAATATACTCGACAGTATACCTTGAACTATCCCACAGCTACGGTTCAAATTTTGCATTTGTTGAAGGGGTATCGCCTTATCGTCCCGTGAGCGGCAATTTTTTATTGAGTTGGCTAGCGTATAACGGAGAGCCTGGGTGGTACACGACTCCTGATACTGGAAATTTTAGAATCATGGCTGGAACAAACAAAGACGGCATATCAAGTGCTGACGGTGCGGTTAAGTCAGAAGTGGGGAACACCTTGTTACGAGAACCATCAAGCGATTTGACATTTGATACCACCAACAAATCCATCAAGATATTATCAATCGGAACAGGTGGCGGTGCCAGGTTTGGAGCTTCTGTTGCGAACGACCCTGCGGGGATATGGGAAATCGGCGTATCGTGTGGGATAAAATATGCTGAAGGGGTATCTTTTACGACCAATAGTGAGATGTCTCTTTTCCGTGCAGTAATGCCGATTACCGGAGTATGGCCAGGAACTACAATAACAGACGAAGAACTTGGCACAGGCGATAGCACAACCGTATTATTCCAAACCACTTGGGCGCCAGTATTGACTGGGACTGACATCGTAAAAGTAGCCGGAGTGACACAGACCAGAAACACGGACTATACGATTGATCTTGCAACAGGCGAAATCACTTTTGCAACAGCACCAGGAACCGGGGATTCAGTCACTTGCACATACGGCATTGAGCAGATTCCGAAAGACTCCAATCATGTTTTAGATATTGGCTTTACGATACAATTTGCAGACGGCAGCGTTTAAAATGGACGGCTTACTGATCGGCATTTTTTTAATTGGCTTGCTTTATTTTGGAATGGCGATCCTGATTATATTGTGGCGGAGGAGGTGATCCCTTGCAACTAACTTTTGAAGAAATTGCAATAATAGGTGATGGAGCGTACCCGGACTTTGTACAATTCGAACGGACGGAGGGGGAGCTGTTTTTCATTGACGGCGGTTTGATGTACGGGACATCATCCGAAAAGCTGGAAGGCGACTTTTCAGACCCACCATGGACGGAGACATTCAACGTCACTCCGGCGAACGATACGAATATGAGTTTGCTTGAATTAAAGACGTTAAGCGGTTTCGGGATCGTGGGGTCCTACTTGACACCAACGGCACAGAAATTGCTGATCTACGAGTTCCAATATGACATGAGCAAGTACCTTTCCAGCGGATCCATCAAGCACAGCATCGACAGTCCGATATCGTCATTCACATTGACCTTGGAAAACACGGTAGACGAAGAAACAGAGATTGAAGGTCCGGTGGTCATGAATGAGAACTACACCTTGTTGAGTCCAGGGGCGAAAGTCGTTTTCGGGTTCAACATGGGTGAGGATTACATTCTTCTTGACATGGGGACGTTCTACATCGACCGGTCGAACTTCTCATTGCTTAGTGAAACGGCGAACGTGGACGGAAGAAACCTTATAGGGAAAGCACTCAAAGACCAAACCTTGAACAGCAACAACATCATAGCATATGACACGATCACCAACATTGTGGACGGGATGCTGGAAGATGCCAATCTTGGCGTTGACCAGTACCAGGTTCAAAACGAGTCTACCTATCGAAGATTCAATTTCGATCCGACAAAAACAGTTTACAGCGCTTTGGAGGAGATTTTACAATCCATGATCGATTGGAAGATGGAGGAAACGGTGGAGGGCGAAATCGTCATTGGTGATCCTACCTATAGCCTATTCCCTTCAAGGTCAACATATTCCTTCCAACGTGGAAAAGACATATTTTCGAGAGATATCACCATGGACGACCAGGAGAGTTATCGAAAGGTTTGCGTCCATGATAAGGACTGGACCATATCGGTTTATGAAGATGTAGTCTCCTACACAGGGTGGAACCTACAAAGCAACAAGACGCTATTCGTCGAAGTTTCAACCGGCACGACGCTGGCAAACGCACAGGCAATCGCTGCCGAACTGGCTGACAGGTTGGAGAGCGTTGGAAAGGTGGAAACCTTTACCGGACCATTCCGACCACAGCTATTGGTAGGCGATGGGGCAACAATCGTAGACGGTGACAGTACTGAACTGGGACTGATAACAGAGATCACTCACAACTTTGGCAAAAGCGGTTTTTCAACGACATTTGTCGTAGACAGCGGAGGAAGGCTTGGACGTGGATCGTTGTCTGACTTTATCAGAGTCATCAACAACGAGAGAGAAGTAGGGTCGGTGTTTTACGAGGACATCCCAGCAGAGTAGGAGAGAGCAATGGAAAAATTAATATTTGGTGTTATAGCGATCATCCTGATCATGATAATTGGGATGATCATTGCTTTGTGGTGCAAACTTAGAGAATGGTAGGAGGAGGAGAATGATGGATATTTTAAGCGTAAAAACATATGTCTTGGCCACCGTGGGAGTAGCAGGGGGTTTTTTGGCAAATCAACTAGGAGGGTGGGATCTCGCGTTGCAGGTGCTCATATTATTCATGGCGGTAGACTACATCACCGGCTTAATGGTAGCTGGTGTGTTCAAACAATCGAAAAAGTCAGAAAACGGAGCACTGGAATCCCGTGCTGGGTGGAAAGGTCTTTGTCGCAAATTTGGAACGCTTTTAATTGTGCTTGTCTCATTTAAACTAGATCAAATAGCAGGTACTGAGATAGTGAGATATGGAGTGATAATTGCATATATAGTCAATGAGACCATTTCGATTATAGAAAACATGGGGTTGATGGGAGTATATATACCGGATCCACTCGCAAAGGCAATTGATGCGTTGGCCAATAAGGAGGTTGATTGATATGTTGATTACAGAATTAAATAAGAATGGAACCATCGCTAGAGGTATGAGAAGTGCAGAGGTCAAGAGGGTTCAACAGCTCTTGATAGAGGCAGGCGAAGATCTTGGCAGGTGGAAAGATGATGGGAATTTTGGCCCCAAAACAGAGGAAGCTGTTAAGGGTTTTCAAACAAAGAAAAAGATTCAGGTAGACGGCAGAGTAGGTTCCGAAACGCTGTACGAGCTGATGTTCTACGCTTACAAGAACTTCAGAAAAGAGGAGTTCCGCTGCAAGTGTAACGGCCAGTTCTGCAATGGATACCATACAAGGGTTGATGAAAACTTGTTAGTACTGCTGCAAAAGATCAGAGACCATTTCGGCAGCCCTGTAAATATCAACAGCGGGCTAAGATGTTTTCCTTATAACAGAACTCCCAGGATAGGAAGTACTGACAAATCGCAACATCCCCAAGGAAGAGCTGCAGACATTGTAATCTCAGGGGTATCTCCAAGTACAGTATATGCTTATGCGGACAAGATAAATCCTAACGGCGGAGTAGGTAGCTACAGGACGTTTACCCATGTTGACACGAGAAAAGGAAGATCAAGATGGTAATCAGAGGGCAAAAGCCCTCTTTTTTATTTGCAAAAAGAGCCTTCCGGCGGCCTAAAACTCTGTTGATAAGTATTCGTTACTGACACGTTACTGACAAATTTAACAAATAAAAAAAGTATCAAAGGCTTAAAACCATTGATACTTCTAGCTTTCGTTGGTGAAGACAATAGAACCTGGAAACCTAATGCCTGATGTGCACTTCTATTCGCTCAAAAAAATGGAAATTACGAAACCCTTGATACGCTTGTGTTTCAAGGGTTTTTTATTTTTTGAGCCTGTGGACAACCTGTTTATAACCCTGTGAATAACCTTGCGTTACTGACACGTTACTGACAAGTGCTAAATTGACTCAACGGCCTTTCGTAACTCTTCGGTGTCGCTTCTAGTGTAGATGTCGGCAGTAGTCGAATACTTCGAGTGACCTATGACTCGCTGTATAGATAAAGTATCTACC